TATATAACTTACTAAGAGATTCTAATGTTGATGTACAGAATGAAGGCTGGCACTTCAATACAGAACACCATGTAGAATATACACCTGATGCTGTTACTAATAAAATAGCTATTGGTAATAATGTATTAAAGATAGATGTTACAGATGGATGGGCATCTAGAGAATATGATGTAGTAAATAGAAATGGATACCTATATGATAAACTAGATCATACAGATGACTGGTCTGAAGTAACAACGATAGATTTAGATGTAGTTACTCTATATGAATTTGAAAATATACCATCCGTCTTCCAACGATACATCACCTACAGAGCATCTAGAATGGCCGCTACACAGCTTGTAGCTAACCCTCAACTAGTTCAGCTATTAGCTCAACAAGAGGGACTCTCAAGGGCTGCTTGTATGGAGTATGAATGTAACCAAGGTAATCATAGTATGTTCGGGTTCCCAGATGATAGCTGCTTTACTACATATCAACCTTATAGAAACTTAAGAAGATAATGGCAGGAATATCTCAACAAATACCTAACTATAGTAGAGGTATGTCTGAGCAACCAGACAAATTAAAAACACCAGGTCAAGTAAAAAATATAGTTAATGGTATACCTGATGTAACCTATGGTTTATTTAAAAGACCTGGAAGTAAGAGAGTAGGTGATAATCCATTAGCTGATGTACAAAGTGGAGGGTCTTGGTTTCACTACTATAGAGATGAAAACGAAGGATCATATATTGGACAAGTAGATAGTACTGGTAACGTAAGAATATGGAAAGCTAGTGGTGATAATGCTGGAGCCAAGCAAAATATTGCTTATGGTACAGGTGGAGAAGCTGCTATCAAGACATATCTATCTGCATCTAATACAGAACACATACAAGCATTAACTATTAACGATACTACATTCTTTAATAATAGAAATATAGCAGTAAAACATTCAGCTACTCTTACAGATAGTAGACTTATTACAACTGGTAAACCTGAGAATCAAGCTTATGTTGAATTACTTAGAACTGAGAATGGTAGACAGTATGGTTTAAATATTGCTACACCTAATGCTGTAGCTGATGATACTTTAAGTAGAGCTACTAGAATAACAATTAAAAGTGATACATTAAAAGAATCAGAAGATACTGGTAATTGTCCTGGTATAGGTACTCAAGTATTTAATGTTTCAAGTGATGCTTATACAGGTTCTACTTTTTCATCAAGTTCTGCTACATTTACAACATCAGATGATGGTGGTACAAATAATAAAGTCACTGTAACTTTTACTGGTCACGGATATAAAACTGGAGATCAAGTTAATGTTAGTGGAGTAATTACTGATACTAGAGTTGAAATAACAAAAGTTGATGCTAATAGTTTCTATTATGTTCTTCCTACTGATCAGAATAGAGGAGATCATACAGGTCAACCGATTACTATTGCTAGTCCACATGCTAATAAAACTAATCTAATATTCCGTCTTACAATATTAGGTCAATTATCTACAGTAGAAGATAGTGAAGATGGGAATGATTTTCAATGTACATATAATAGAGAGATAACTTTATTACATGGAGGAGAAGGTTGGAATGAAGGAGATATTGTTACAGTTACATTAGATACTGCTAAAGGTGGAGGAGGAGTTGGTAAAGATGACGAAACTAAAGCTGATTATGTTATTAATGTAGCAGAAGCAGAAACAGCTTCACTTAAAGCTGATGTGAAAATTGTTAGACCTATACCTACACCGTTTGACTCTGATACTGCTGTAACTGCTGATACTATATTAGGTGGTATACAAGAAGAATTATCTGGATTAAGTATATCAGGAGAACCTTTAAACATATCAGTTATTGGTAATGGCTTATTCTTATCTTGTGCTAATCCTTTTACTATAGAGATAGCAGAGAAAGATTTAATGAGAGTCATGCAGAAGACTATTAATGATGTAACTGAATTACCAAATCAATGTAAGGATGGTTATATTGTTAAAGTAGCTAATGCTAGGATGTCTGATGAGGATGATTACTATTTAAAATTTACTGGAGATAGTGGAGATGGTGTAGGAGCTTGGAGCGAGTGTGCTGCACCTGGTATAATAAAAAGTTTCGATCCCTCCACTATGCCTCACGTTATACAAAGAACATCTATAGCTAATATGGGTACAAGTTCTGAAATAGCTACTTTTACTATTAAACAGTTTACTTGGGGAGATAGACTAGTAGGAGATGAAAAAACTAATCCTATACCTACATTTGTCAGTATATTAGAAGGTCATCCTGAATGGGAGTCTGTAGCAGATGATAAGAATAAATATATTAATAAAGTATTATTCTTCCGTAATAGATTAGCTTTTTTATCTGGAGAAAATGTTGTCTTATGTAAACCTGGAACAATAGCTTCACCTGACTTTTGGTCTGAAACTGCATTAACTGTTAGTTCTGTAGATCCTATAGATATAGCTTGTAGCTCTACATTTCCTTCTTCTTTATATGATGGTATAGAGATAAATACTGGTTTATTAGTATTTAGTGATAATCAACAATTCTTATTAAGTTCTGATGATACTGTACTAAATCCTGATACAGCTAAATTAAGAAGTGTATCAACATATAATTATAATAAAACTATACCTCCTATATCGTTAGGTACTACTATTGGTTATATAGATAATTCTGGTAAGTATAGTCGGTTTAATCAAATGACTAATATTGCCAGAGAAGGTGAACCTATAGTAATGGAAGAAAGTAAAATTGTACCTACTATATTAGAAAAAAATATTGATCTCATTACTAATTCAAGAGAGAATCAAATAGTTTTATTTGGTAATGTAGGTAAAGATGTAGTTATAGGTTTTAGATACTTTGTATCTGGAGAAAAAAGATTACAAGGTGCATGGTTTAAATGGAAGTTTAATAATACTTTAAAGTATCATTTCATTATTAATGATAATTATTATTATTTAGATAAAAATAACTTCTTACAAAGTATGTCTTTAGTTCAAGATGATACAGATATAAGTATTAATAAAGATAGTATTAATTATCAAATACATTTAGATAACTATATTACTGGTGTTACTAATGGTGTACTAAATACCAATACTAATGAAACAACCTTTTTTAATATTAGTTGGGTTGATCAATTTGTAGAAACCCCTAATGGTGATTTAGTTATTGTTGATGGTACTGGTAGGTATGCTAAATGTATAGTTAATGGTAATGATATCACTGTACCTGGAGATTGGTCTATTACACCTACTAATTTTGATAATAGTGTTACTGGTTATACTTTAGGTTATCTATATGATTATCAAGTAGATTTTCCTACTATATACCCTAGTAGTACTCAAGGTGAAGTAACTAGATCTGATGCTAATTCTTCACTTACATTACATAGACTTAACTTTAACTTTGGTAAAGTAGGATCTTATGAAACTACATTAACTAGATTAGGTAAAGATCCTTATACTGAAATATATGAATCAATGGATATCAACCTATATGAAGCTAGTGATGCACCATACTTAGAAGAAGAAGTTAGAACTATACCAGTATATGAAAGAAATAAGAATGTAGATATAACATTAAAATCAACTAATCCTACACCTGCTACATTACATTCAATGAGCTGGGAAGGAGATTATACCACCAAATATTACAGACGTGTCTGAATACATTCACCCAATAACATTTGAGGCTGCCATAGAGGTGGCCTCTAATTTACGTCCAGAAGACCGTAGAGAGGTCGAAGAGGGCCATGGGATAGATCCTATGGTATATGCCCATTCAGTCGCTCAGGAGCGATCCTACGTGTATTTCAAGGTGCCTAACGGCAAGACTGCCGGAATGGCTGGAATTGGACCTGCAGGAGAAGTCTGGATGTTATGTACACCTGCTATTCATGAGTACCCTATTACATTTGCTAGAGAAGCTAAACGATTCATTGAAGGTCGAACTGAACCGTTACTCTGGAATGTAGTAGATTGTCGTAATACAGTACATTTAAAATTACTTAAATTCTTAGGGTTCAAGTTTTTAAGAAAGATTAAGTTCGGACCCAATCAATTATCCTTTATCGAGTTTTGCCGTGTGTGCAGATCCTAATGCTGGCATAAGACATGCTGCCAGAGAAAAACATAGAGAAAAAAATTATCAGTTTAAATCTAATGCTTTAAAGTATTGGAATAAAGAAACTTCTTATGTAAGAGGTAGACAAACTGCTGCTACTGGTTATAGTAGAACAAAAAGCGACATATACGAACAAGCTTTAAATATACAAAGTCAAGGTAGAAAACTACAAGAACAAGCTACAACTCAGTATGGACAGCAACGTTTTGTTGATGAAGGTGGTAGTGACAGAAAAAGACACAGAAATCAATACATAGCTTTATTAAATAAACAATCAGATATAGAAAGTAAAATTAATAATACATTTGGTAGAACTGCAGCTAAAGCTAAAGTAGGAGCTACTAGACAATATCAAAATTATATTTCACGTAATAGAGAAAAACTAGGATTACCTCCTGAGTATGGTGCTCCAGTGATGATGCCTCCTAAAGATACATTAGGTATGTTTATGAATGCAGTTAGCTTTGGTATGCAATTTTTTCCTAAATCTGATATAAGATTGAAAAAAGATATAGAACATGTTGGTACATCTCCTGATGGACATAAGATATATGAATTTAACTACAAAGAAGACCCTACTAATACTAGGTATCGTGGTGCTATGGCACAAGATGTAGCTAAGATTA